GGATTGGCCTGCGCTTTCTCAGCGTACCACAACTTTCGCCGAATATCGTAGCCGCTGGTAGGCGTGTCGCTCGATGCACTTTCTGCCAATCCATTACCATCACCCTGAGCAAAGAAGTAAAGCTCTACGGTCTCTGTAGCTCCTGATCGTAGCGTCTCTGCTTCGGTAGCGTAGCGCTGATGGAACTGAACGTCCACAGCGATATCATCCCACGTAACGTCATAATCGGTGTTACTGGCTTTTACAAGCGCCTGACCAGTAGTTCCACCAGACGGTAAGGCCTCTAAGTCTTCGTTCAGCCATTTACCGCTAGCAGAGTCATAGCGAATAATCTGATCGTCCTGAAGGTTTGTTATGTTCGTATCCGCAAGTCCGCTAATCCCAGGCGTAGGAGGCGGGGACGGGATTGTAATAACTACGTCTCCTTCTTGACCATTTACGCTCTTTACACCACCAGGTACCCATTTCTGAGTGTTAGCGTCATACACAAGTGAGTCACCCCCCTGTGGGTTTGGTATATTCGTGTCGCTCAAATCTGCAAGCGTCGTAGCCACGGCCTCCATAGCGAAAGTGCCGTCTGCCTGCTGCGTAAGTACATACCCGTCAGCCCCATGCTGCGTATTAACGTCAATAAGCTCGTTTAAATACAGCTGCACGCTAGAAAGCGCAGATACCCCAGGCGACACCTTGATCACATTGTTAGATGGGGTTGTTATCTGAATCTTTACGCGGGCCATTAGGCTGTAATCGTAATGTCTTCGTTAATCTGGAAAGTACCGTACAGGATGGTTTCTACGATATCTGGATTTGCACTGGTGTCTACCTGCTGTATGTCGTATACGTAAAGACCAGCAGCAACCCCCATGTCATCGGCTGAGCAAGTGAACACAACCTCCCCAGAAGCACCACCAGTTATTAAATCAACCTGAATAGCACCATCAGTAGGGGTTGTAATTCCAGTAGACATTATTCGGTTCGTTGCAAGTGTGTTATCTGTATCTGCTGTTCGAACGTCCATATTGAAACTCCACCCGCTAGACAAGTTAACAGCAGTTCCGTTCTCATCGCTGATCTGTAGTTTCAAGGCAAACGTATCGTTCTTTCTGCAAACGATATCTACTCTCTGGGATTGGTCTAAATTAAGTTTGTTAGCCATCTTATTGTCCTAATATCTGTGATGTAATATCTCCTGATTCTTCTGGTAGCTCCCCTCGATCCCCCTGTCTCTGTGAGATGAGTTTGCTCTGCTCTGTAGCTTGTTTCTTCACACGCTCGTCCTTCCTGTCTTCCTTAAGAACCTCAAGCTTTTCTTTAAAGTTCTTGTCGTCTTCTTTAAAGCCAAGCGTAGCCTGCGCTTTAATCATCTCAATCTCTTTTCTAAACTGATGCTTCACCTCCTCAAGCTGGGCTTCAAGTTGCATCTTGAGCTGCATCTCCTGAGCGTTTAGCTGAGCCTGCATCTGCATCTCTTGCTGCTTGGCCTGAGACGTAGCCTGAGCCGAGGCCTGCTGAATCTGAGCCTGCTGCTGCGAGTTCTGCATAGCGATCTGCTGGTTCATAGCGATACGCTTTTTCCTGCGAACAATTAACAGCCTTTCTGCCTGGTTGATGTCTTTGAGCTGACGTACCGCAATAGCATCCTCTAGGTCGATCTCTTTCTGAGATAGCGCTATCTGGATATTCTGCTCCAGGTACTGACGCTCCGCCTCCTCCATCTCCTTCACTACGCGCACACCGAAGTTGTACATAGCCAGGTTTCTAAATGAGCTAAGCACACTCATATTCTCTTTCCCGATAGCATTCTCGTAGATGCGGTACAGAATAGAGTCTGGATGGATTACCTGTATACACTTCACGATATCGCTACATACCTTCTTGTAAAGTACCATAGACGAATTCGTGATGTCGTAGATAGCGTTATTTGCCGCAGCCAGAGCCTGCTGTCTAACCCCGACCAAAGCATCCGTCTTGGGTGACGAAGCATCCATAACCTCGTTAATCCCCGTAGCGTCACGAATCATTCTCAGGTAGTGGTTGTACAGCCCGATAAGTTCGTTGATATTTCGGATGCTATTGCCGATCTCTCTGATTGGCGGATTCTGGAAACCACCCTCTGGGTTCTTGCTTCTATAGTAGAAGACACCCGTCTGCTCGTAGATATCATGCAGATCCAGCGGCTGCAATTCCCCACCTTTTCCGAGCTGTACGTTCTCCAACCCCTCGATATCGATGATGATACCGTCTGGTTTTGCTTTGGCAACCGCCTGCTGAATCTTAAGGTGCGTAAGCTGCAACTGGTCGGCAAAGCCGATACAGCTGTCCACCATAGACTTAGGCATCATATCCAGGATGTTCGTAGCGCACGCCGAGTACGAAAGATTCGTTCTGGAGATATCGTGGATATTCTTAGGTATGTTGTGCTTCTTCCCGTAGTTAAACAAGAAGTCCGTACCGAGGATATAGCTACCACCATACAGGGTAGCGTTCTCCATCTTCATGACGTCTCTGTTGAATACAGAGTTTTGTGGAGCCTTGTAGTTCTCTCCTTTAGAATAGAAACCGATATTTCCGTAGCGGCTTTCTTTCGATTCGTAATACTCGCAATCCACAGACATGAACTCGAAGTCAAGCACCTCGATCATGTACTCGTCATACCCGAACTTAGTCACGCTATTCACCCTGTCGTATGAGGACTGGTTGAGTTTTGCTATGTCATACCCGTATTTCTTCTGGGCGTCCTGGGCGATCTTCTTATACTGCTCCTCTGTAAACTGATCCCCAGCCATACGCTTAAGCTCGTGTAGAGGGATATATCGAACATTGCCAGCATATACAAGGTCACTAAAGTTAGGGTCCTCAGTAAAGCTATGGACAAAGTTGATAGGGTCGATATAATCTGTTTTAATACCATAGCTAGGGTCGTTCGTGCGCTTGACAACCGCCATACCGAGCACGGCTAGGTCATTTACGCAGCGACGAAGCGTGGTATCGTTGAAGTCATTCCACTCAAGTGTAAGATTAGTGGCGATCTGAGCAGCAATCTCAGAGGACGACTTGATATTGTTGCCGATAAATATCTCGGCCTCCTCCAGCGTTTCTGGGATATCCTTCGTCTTCATCCCTACGCTTACCCCTGTCTTTTCCTCGATCTTAGCCAGCTCCTGCTTAGCGGCAATCATCATCTCTAGCTTGCGGCGCTCTTTATCCTTCTCGGAAGAAGAGAGCGGGTCGATAGCCTCTAGATTTGGGTATGGGGAGAGCGAAAGAATCTTGTTTACTACGATCCTTACGAACTTAGGTAGGATAGGTACTGGGGTGAAGTCCAGGTTGAGCATGCTCCCGTCACCGTTATTCGGGTCCAGGGAGGTGAGCAACGACTTGTATATCGCCGTGTCCTGCGTACCGTTTGCGTATCTACGGTTTCTCTCGAATATCTTTCTTCGATTCCCGTAAACAGAATCCTGCTTATCTATCTTCCCCCACTGCTGATATATAGCCTTAGCATATTTCAGCCCATAGTCCAGCCCTCCCTTTATGTCGGAGGTAGCCAATGGATCTGGAAAGCTAGAAGAATTATTATTATTTTTGTACATCTGCAATGAGTGGAGTTATTTTAACTCAATGCAAATATAGTAAAACTACAAGTGCCAGGCTTTTGGCGTGTAGGTCCTGATAAATTTCTTGTCTGAGAAGTTCGCTTTTGGTTTTTCTTTCTTCTCTTTTTGGGCTGCGAGAAGGGCCAATCCAGAACTAATCGTAAGGTCAAACTTGGTACGCTTGTCTATCTTATACCCTATCCAGTCTTCTAAAGTCCTGTTAAACAGCATCTTACCCATCTCCCCGTCCTCTGCGTTTACACCTACGTGGTCGTGGATATACGCTTCGATAGCCTGGGCGTGCGACTGGATGACGTCCTGAGAGTTCGATGGTATCCCCTTGGTTCTTACGTTTGCTGACGAGTTCGGGGTTTTCAGATAGTCTGGGCGGTCCATCAGATAACCGTCATATCCTCTCGACTCAAAGTACCTTGCTATCCCGTATTTGTTGTTTTCTATCAAAAGCGGGTACCCATAGAAAAACGAACACATAAGTACGTCTTCATAGAATATACTGGCGAGGTCTGGACGAGAGGCATACTCCACTACGAACATATTCGGAGGTACGTCCATATTGAACTTGTTGTACATATGCAGCGCACCCTTAGACCCTCTCCCGTCTACAGTGGCATCCAGGTCATATGAGTCAACCCCGCCTACACCTATGTGTGCATTGGGGGCCATACGCTTACCCCGATCGTCTGCCTTTTTGTTTCTGAGGTGGTCTGGCGGTAGCCACGCTACGCGGAACCTTCCGTTCGGGTCTGGGGAGAATACAACCTCCTCGTCCTTTACTCTCCAAACGAAATTACCCTGCACCACGGGGTTAGGGTATAGATTATCATTATGCTCAATCTGTTGATATATCTTGCCTATATTGAACAGACTACCCTCGATACTATCCCTGAACGCCTCGTCCTCGGTAAACGGAAACTGCCTGATGATCTCGTTTAATTCCGAGGGGTCGTCCCTAAAAGAGTGGCGTTCGTTTTTCAGGTACTTACGACTCCCCTGGTCTACGGGGAGACCATCGACCCCTTCTATTTCTTTCTCTGGGTCATCGACTACGGGGTTCCCGTATTTATCGAAGAACCCTTCTAGGGCTTCGTATGCAGGGATAAAGATGCGATAGAGCCCAGAGCGTGTACGCCCGTTGTTGTTGCGTTCGTTAGGGTCGGAGTCGTTCCACAGACCTTTATACTCCTCCCCACCTTTATCCATAGGGTTTACTGTACTTCCTACCAGCGCCTTCCCTACTACGCGCTTACCTACGATCAAACAGGTACGCTCTATACGCCATGCCTCGCGTATGTCGGTAGGTTTCTCCCACTTCCCAGCCTCATCGAGATACAGCATATGTAGCTTCTCCCCGTCATAGGCGTTGTTCGTGGTGTTCTTCCAGTTGATTACCGTATTGAGGGCATCCCCACGCTGCGACGTCTTATTCTTTTTGGTGATACGTTTCGATGGCTCACGGAAGGCCAGCTCCATACGGGGGTTCGTGGTACCGTCCTGGATAGGTTTGAAAAAGAATGGGTAGCCTCTAAAGATAGAGACTATCTTCTTCATGAAAATATTCTCCTGCGCGTCTTTACCAGTCTTTGACTGGATGCCGAGAAGCTTCTCTTTAACTTGACTAGCTTCGTCAACAAGGACAGCAGAGCATACATTAGTGTAGCCAGAACGACGACACTTAGTATATAGCTGACCGAAACAACGAGGATCAGCTTCGCACGCAGCCATGTGGAGAAAGATTTCTCTCTGGAAAGCAAGGTATGATGGGTATCCGATATCAATTTTAGACCATTGAAGAAACATATAGTGTCGCCCTGTAATATACGTAGGGACCCCATTATTGTAAAACCATACACCGTCGCGCCTACGCTGAAACTCTTGTTCGATGTAAGAATGAAATTTCTTCCGAAACTCGGCAGGTTTTTCGAGCCACTCATCCATACTCCGTATCCTACGCAATTCCTCTGGCATAGGTATCCTCTTCCACAGCTGCATTGCCTTTGGTAGGTCATGGAAGAGAATCTGCGATCGGGGTGGTTTTTTTGGAAGTACCACGAGTAACCCGTGGAGTTCGATAACGTCTCCCTCTGTACCGTTAGGGTCGATTTTAATCCCCTTAGTTTCATATCCTTCTATGTCTATAATCGTGGACATCAGTA